AATTGGGCAAACGCCCCAATATCATGTAATAGTTGTTCTGTTCCAAGACAGGCTTCGTTACTCCTTCCAGCCAGACAAGACATTTATCCGTGGTGGCGGACAAATACCAGTAGCTTTGCCTGTCCTCATTGAAAGCGTTTCCTCTTCTGGTAATGATCGTCAACTCTGTGGGAGGATAGTTTTTACCGCCCGGCACCTCACTGTCCGGGTATGACAACACCGAGATGGAGTTGGCCGGGACATTCTTGGACAGCACGCGCATCCACGAGGCGTAATACTCCCCCGTTGAAAAGAGGTTGTTTACAATCCCGTACACTATATCACCCTCCTGGAATGCGGTGAAGTCATTCTCCCAGCGCTTGCGCAATTTCAGGGTATAAGTTCCGTCGCTCTCTAAAGCCACGGACTCAATGACTCCGTTCTCGGAATATGAGGTGTCGCCTTCCTGTGCGTTCAGACGGTTATAGATGACCTCCTTGAACACTGCGGAATCGCGTACCTCAAGACGAGACAACTGCATACGACCATTCCTGTCAGCTACAATACCTTTTCCTGCAACCATAGAATCTACCGCCTCACCTACCTCCATACCGCCTAGATATTTTGTTTCATCATCCTGATCCTTACGTAGGTATATTTTTTTAAGTTCTTCAAGCGCTTTAGAGATTTCAAACAAGACACGAAGAGATGAGAATACATTGTTGTCGGTGGGGATTGTTTCATTATCCAGTTTGGAAATAATCTCAAGATAAATGCCATAGCCACGGATGAACTTGCGTAAATCATCTAATGAAACTTTGCGCCCGCTGTTCAGTTCCAGAAAATCCATGCCGGTTAACACATTGGTTTGTGTCAACTGGTCTATAGTAAGGCTGTCAGCTTTTAGCTTAGCTATGATCTTATCAGTGAGTTCCTGTAATTCAAGTTCCGTCATACAGTCAATATTTTATTGGCAACTTTTCTAAAACTTTTGTCATCAACCCGACGTATCTTTATCAGGTTCTCGCTTTCTGTATAGTCCACAATCTTTATATCCTGCAGTATCTGTTTGAAGATATAGCTCTTATAACCCTCAATAGGCTGGCTCATTTCAGGGACATTGGCATCAGCCCGTATAAAGCGTTCCCCTTCAAAATAGACATAAGTACAGCAGAGGATTCTGTTCAGTAACTCTCCGAACCATACGGGACATCCTTGTGCGTTACCAAGCGTGAATGTCTTCTGGGTAGTTTCCAATGCGTAAATTTCAGACAGATTGTTATCATATGTGGTGAACTGTTCATTATTCACACCGAATACCCAGTTGTCATCCATGAAACCGCCGGGAGCACGCCAGTCAAAGAAATACTGAGTGTCGGAAATCCAAAAGACAGCATCCTGTCTTTGTCGGTTGTCCTTCATCGAATACTGTATAAGGGTGGTTCGGGATAATTCAGACGTGTCAGACGTGATACGGAAAGGTTCGGAAACCATCCCGTTGATATCAATGCGGTAACATCCTTCAGCCAGTGCGGTCAGAACATGATAATAAATCTTGTCAGTATGGTTCATGCTCCATATTTGCCAGTCAATGACTGTTTCATGACCGGTCACTATGTTGATTACCTTGCCTGTAATCGGTCGTGATTCGGAGCGTGTTATAACCTGTATCATGACTTCATCAGACGGGGCGAATATTTGCATATATTTGCCGGAAGCCCTGCACATATCTGTAGAAGGCTTGAAAAAAATAGGAGTGAACGGACTTACTATATACATAATTTACACTATCTCTATCAATTCATATTTAAGTGCTTCGGTTTCTTGCGGCTTGACATCCAGAGACATGAGATTCCCCTTGAAAATCATTCCGTTCCATTCTATCTGTACAATCGTATTGTTCCAATCTTCCGGAAAAATGAAGCTGTCTGTGGAAAATTTGATATTTCCAGGACCGAATAGCGGGTCATCCAAGGAGATGTCTGTATTCACAGCCCTGCCATCCAGTTTGATGCCGGCATTACCTTCAGTTGATGCGAACTTTAACAGGCTGGTGAAGGAAGCCAGATAACGTTTGTTCGCCTCAATCATATAGACAGGAGCCAGCGGTGCATTGAATACGCTGTTGGTATAGGCACCCTCAACCATAATGGTTCGGTCTACAATATATTTTCCCCCGTTGTTGATGCATTTTACGGCAAACACCTGTTTGTCGCTGTCAGAACTGCTTGTTTCCTCACCCCGTTTCCCTATGAGCTCTTCAAATCCGTAACAATCGGCACGGTATGGGGATATAAGCGACAGTTTGCTGTTGTTCAGTGTTACACCTGTTGTATAGGTGGTGCTGAAATTGAACTCATCATTGCCATTGTTTCCAAGATCATAATCCTGTTTCTCATAGCCAATTTCAATTTCGGAATAAATCCGGCTGCTGTCAACGGAGTATTCAGGCTCTGATATGGAGTGTATGGTTTTCAGATTGGTACTTCCGAAAACCTCATCACGATGCTTGAATACGACATAAGGAACCTTCTCACCCTCATTCACGTTTTCCTTCAAAGTGCATTTCATAAGGCTGGTACCGACAATCACATAATATTGCTCATTTGTAAAAAATACCATATCCGTTCTGGCGCGGTCCGCAATGTTATAATTGGATGAACCGGTGAAAGAACTGTAATATTTGTCATTGTCCGAATACATGAATTGTTTGCTTCTACGTACATACAGGATGTTGGATTCATCCACTGGACCTGTGAATGAACCGGAGTCAGTCTCAACGGAGATTATTGTCCCTCCGAAAGTCTGTACACCCTCATAGTCGGATAGTCCGATATCATAAAGCTGGCATTCGAGTAACGAGGTCTTTTTTGAACCGTCATCATAAACTGCATGATAATACATATCATCCACTGTATTATGATAGTATCTGTCTTCGTGCACTTTATATGATTTGTTGGCATTGTCGTAAACCTGATATCTTTCATAACCGGGGAAATTGGGGGAACGGTCAAGAGTGATGGAAGCATACACAATGGCTAGGAAGTAACCGGCTGTGGTTGAGAAATGTAGGGTGAAATTATCTGTTATGGATGTAATATTTGCTTTGTATGTAGTAAATCCTTCAAAATCATGACTATTGTTTAGTATGTCCGCATAGGGCAGGTCGGTATTGGGCCGGCTTTTCATTTCAATGGTATAAACATATCCGAATACGGTTTCCATCCATTCACAGAACTTGCTGAAGGAGGAATAAATTTTCGCTTTCTCAAAGTTTCGTATGCTTTCGGCTGCCACAAGACGGGAACCGTTCAACCGCCAGTTGTCCTTTTCTGTAAAGGCGTTTGATATATATGTGCGGATGGTCGGTTTGATGCTGCAATAAATACGTTCGCTGTTGGCGCTAATGGATTCCAGTAGGCGGCTGAGCAATTTCAAGGGTGATATCACATCAATATTGACAGGATCGCCCAAGTCATTCCATGATGTGATACCGGTATTATTATGAATCCTGACCGTTCTTCCATCTTGAACGGACATACGCTGATGGTTGAATATAGCGTATTGCAATCTCTCACCGGCAAGCAGCTTCCCGCTCCATTTGACTGCGCTTGTGTTCGTATTCGCATCAAGACCCAGAAGATTTGAGTAACCGCATGTCAGAAGCTGTATATTGCCTGATGTGGTTATTTTACATAGTACATGACCGAATTTTTTAGATTCTATGTAAAAGTTGGAAAAATCTACTGTCACATAATTATCTTCGATGCATTCCAGAAAAAAAGATGAGGTGCATGAGTTTGCAGGAAATCCCCATCCGCAATCTGTTCCGGATTTCAAGAAGGTTTCTTCCTGGTCCACTGTGACAAAAGAACGGTTGTTCACTTCATTGGTAACGGTATAATTTACATACGGAATCCACCACCACGCATCTTTGGGGATAAATTTTTCCATATATTCCTTGTCTTCCACGGTTTCCCCGATAATTTGGAAGGAAACCTCATTACGGATACGCACACCATCATAATTCAAAGGAATGTCTTCACGCATCTCAGATACAGGATACTCATATATTGTACCTTTATTCGCCTTTATCAATGCGGCGGCAGAGTTATCTATACAGCCTATTCTTGCCCGGTATGAATCATATTTGAATGTGGAGAAGTCATGGGGACATTCAAAAAGTTTGTTGTAGGTCCAGTTATTGCTGATGCCATAAACGGCAAAGGAGGCCAGTGATTTTAATTTGTCTTTGTTATATAATGAAATGAACCGCTCTCTGGCTTCCTCAACG